CAGTAGCAAGCAAGGCCAAAGAGCTAACAGGTGACGGGCCAGTGATTGTAGGCGCAAAACTGGTGGCATTGGCACTATAGTTTCCGCTAGTGTCTAATGCTTTTATATAGTAAATCGTGCCGTCTGCCCTGCGAATATCTGTAAAGCGCAATTGTCGGCCAGTGTAAACGGAGCCAGCTTCGCCAAAGTCCTGATCCAATCTAACTTCGTACTCTTGAACGTCAGCGTCTGGCACAGCTTGCCAAGAGACATCTATCCCGTAACTTCTTTGGATTGCTGAAATAGTTGGAACGTCAGCAGGTGGCGCGTTTTTCCCTAGCACCTCATACGTTAAATTAGCCCATGGGCTAAGCCTGCCAATATCACTAACACCTTGCACACGGTATTCAAATTCGCCAAGCTCGCTGTCTTCTATTGTAAATTGCGTGCCTGTCCAGCCTCTTGCTAATTCTCTGAACTCAGTTTCGCCGGCTTTCTTCGCTTCGATATTGAACGCATTAGAACGAACACCGCCGCGCTCCCACGTTAGGGTGACGCGGGTTTTAATAATGTTCTGCACGTTAGTCGCATACAGTTCTTCGCTAGCAGCAAAAAGCAGAGGGGCCGACAAGCTGGAATCCGGCAGACTTAACGCAGGCGGAATATCAACGTCTAGCGCTTCTCCCTCTGTCCAGCTCCATACATCCGGCGAGTCCTCGGCGAGTGTTAAATCAATACCTCCTGTTAATGAGATAGACTGACCGCCGCCAACAACACGAAATATTTTTTTGTCCCATCCTAGGCGAGTGCTTGAGAAGGTCACACGATCACCAGGTAAGAGCTTCAAAGCAACAAACTTAAATGCAGCTTGCATACGAACACCAAAGCGAGACTGTTCTATATGTAGCTTTCCTATACGTCTAGCCGCGCTTGCGGTAATAGTGAACGGCGCGCTTATCTCAGCAGATAGCACCTCTTTATCTCTTGCTACATACGTATCAATGGAAATTTGAGGGAATTGCACCACCTCGAAATCCTGTCGAGGATCAAGAAATGAACCTTTAACAGTATTAACTAAATCCGACTTAGATGGGCCAGTCATAACAGATATACCGCCAACTAAATCAGATTCGTCTAAATCCATAACAGGGGCAGTATAAGTACCTGCGACGTACTGCCACGTGCCTTGCTCGTAATGAACAAGAGCATGGCCAGCATCAGCAAGCGCCATGAGATTATCAATTGGGCTTGCGCTATATTCTAGCGTGCCATTTATTTCGTAGCGTGATTCTGTGCCGCCTATACCAGCGACTTGCTCGTCACACACATTTGCGCCAGCAATAAAAGAATCAATATCAACCTCGTCTAATGTAGCTCTTAGTCCGTTATCGCTCAAAATATAATCAAGGCAAACTAGAGCGTGGTTAGTTGTATATAGTGTTGTTAGCGTTCTTGGATCATAGATTTTTTTACCACGAACAACGCAGGAAACATTGGGCATTCCACGTGAATAAGCTTCTTTATTATAGTTTAGCTTTAAGTATATATAGGCATGATCACGCCCGATGTGGTCAGTTGTCCACTCTGGCATTTCATCAACAAGTACACTACTTGCCTCTGTTCTTGGATTGGCAACGAATATTTGTCGGGCTATCGCGCCATTGAATTTATCAGCTACAGTTAAATAAAGACTATCCCCGTCGTTATCGACAGTAATGGCTAATTCATCATTAAAATAAACTTGGCTGATTGATCTCAGTTCATGCGGCGCAAGCGTCACAACCATGTGCATAAACTCAGAATCTGCGCCGGTTGTTGTCCAGTAGGTAAGCTGCCCACCTATGCGGCATCGACCATAGACGAACTGTCTAGGCGTTTGAGCAGACAGCCCCATTTGTGAGCGCGCTTGATAGGTTTGTGCGGGTAAATCTGGCGGTTGAAGTGAGTCTATAACCTGCTTAACTTTTGAATAAAAGCCAAGCGTTATAAAGTCCAGCGAGTTTTCAAAAAGACCGCCAAGGCCTCCGGCTATATCGCCACGAAGCACATCACCGACATTATCGCCAATGTCATTAACAAACGTCTCTAATTGACTAAACAGGCCCATAGCAACACCCTTAAAAGATTACTAATTTTAACAGCTTAGGACTGTTTTTGATACCAAGTTGATTCTGGCCAGTTCGCTTCTTTTGTAGCAACTTGAGATATGAATTCAAAAAAACGATCACTAGGATATTTAGCTACTTGATCACCATTAGTGTAGCGCTCTACTTTTGGTCGCTCCCAGTCTACAAGTCTATCCCTGATAGAGATGGACGCGCTTGATGTTTCTCCGTATTTGAAATTAACAGCATCTGTTAAGCCACGCCATGCAATCATGGGATCGCCTAGTTGAACTCCGTCCTCGTCAAAGAAAATCTGCCAGCATGTAGCCATGTTGTTTAGGTAGTTGAGCTGGCTTATAGCCTCAAGCACTTCGTCACTGATACCGCTCAATGTTACTTCGTATTGTTTTGGTGATAGCTTGCCATCACCTTGCGGCATAGAAACATTACCTAAAGCGCCAAGCCCTATAAACTCCTCGCCTTCGTGTGTGTAACTGGCGTTTAGCGTGGTTAACGCTAATCGGTAAGGTTCAGGGAATTCAACAAGTACAAGAAAAGCCGTCTTGAACGGCTTGCCTGTTTCTAGGTAGTCGATAATCTCGGTACTTATATTGCGAGGCATTAGTTCACATCCTCGATAAAATCAAACCCCATTGACTGTACGCCGTTCACGTTAATATCCCAGCTTTGGTCATTTGAGCCTAGGTAAAACTTACCTTTTGGCTCGCTAGTGATAATAGACTCGCCACCTGTTAGCGCCTTGCGTAATGGCGGGGCGATTGGAATGTCGGCGGTTGCTAGTAGTTGCGCTGGCCAAAATGCATCATATTCCTGCCTCAGCTCAGGCGACTCAATCGTAATATAGTCAACGTCAGTATCTGTTCCAATCTGAGCATTGGTAAAATCAAACCGAATGCCCTTAATATCGCCATTCAAAAGCCACTCAGGGTGCTGGCTCATATCTATCTCAAAACTGTAGAACCCTTCCTCATCAGGGCCAACCCTTGCAACCCAAGATGATATTGTGCCTTCTAAGCTAAAATCAGTACGAGTTTCAACCGCATAAGACTGGGTGTCGGTTCTGAAAAACATGGTCATGCTTTTTGAGCCGCCCCCTAAATCAATATTTTCCCTAACTCTTAATTTAAGAATATAAAAATCGGATGGGTCAAAATTAACAGATCTAATCATCTGCGGGTCATAGTTGGTTGATACTAGGTTTATCAATCCTCCGCCAATTGTTTCGTTATACCCTATATAACCGTAATCCCCCGCTTCACCTGCATCAGCAAATTGATTATAAAGTGCATAAGGAAACGCTAGTGGGTTTTTGCCGAAGTAGGCGGCCTGCACATAAAGAGTGCCGCCGTCACCATTAGCATAAACTAAAATATCAGCATTTGTTAAGTTGCTAGATGTTACCCTCTCTACCTGAACGAGGCTGAAGCCATCGCTTAACTGTGTTACAAGCACGTCTGAACTGCCGCTTACTTTTGTTAGTGTTGAAAGTGAAACACGGGTCTGATCTTCTATCCCTGCATCGCTCTGAAACCTGAAGAAAACATTGTTTGCATTTATGTTTTTCACAATAAAACAAAAATATATTTTTTCTCCTGATACTGAATTGAATGAGTTGGTTGTAGACGCAAATACAAGATCACCACTAACTATTTGACACTCGCCAGCTAGTGACGAGCCGCTTGGGTTGGCTAATGTTACATTTGTAACGGTACCGTTAGGGCTAGGCCCAGCCCACCCTTCTGGATCAAACGGGCTAGGCATGTAGTTAGTGTCAGTGTACTCAATATAAGACTGCGGCGCGGATACATCTTCGGGCACCATTTTTAACTCGCCATTGACCTCTAGATAGTCACCAGCTTCAAACAGTTTATCTTGATCAGCATTCCAGCCTTTTGTATTCAATAAAGACGAACCAGAAGCCACAGCCCCATCAACTACACCAGCGCCAGACATAGTGCCGCTTTGGTAAGCATCGAATGGCGTCAAATAGAAACGCCCAACCTTGCCACCTAGGCTAGTCATAAACGCTTTGATTTTATTAGCTTCTTGCCTTGTGCGATTACTAAACGCAACTGAACCACGCCAGCGAGCACCGGGCAACTCCATGTGCTGCACATTCTTATTAAGCGTAGACTCAAACGAGGTAGTGTTATTCTCTAGCGTAAAGCTAGGATTAGCGTCGGGACTAATATCAGGAAAATTCTTAACGGCCATTATGCACGTCTCCTTACGGCTTGTGACGCAGTACCGCCGCCGTTTATTGCTGCAAATACTTGATTATAAACGGATTGGTTGATGCTTGGTAGCAATCCAGCTAGTTCGGCTTTCGTTACGCCGCTTTGGATATTGACGTTAACGGTGACGTTATTATCGCCGCCGCCTAGATTGTGATTAGCTTGCACATTCCCATTACCATTCATGTGGACTATTTCAGGGCCATTTTCGCCTACTAGATAACTGTTTCCGCTAGAAACTTGGCCGCCCATTGCGCGTGCACCTTGGTATTCTTGCTGGTTAATAGCCGCAATCTGTACGGCTGCTAGTCCTGCCATAGCAGTGGCAAAAACTGGCTTGGCTATCGTTGGTATAGATGGATCACCAAGCACCCCTAAAACAGCTAATGACGCACTAATAAGCGCCTGAGTGCTTGCCAATGCCTTGTAGTTATCGAACTGTTCTTTGCCGCCTTGCTTAGCTATTTCTGCTAGGTTTCCGAAGAACTGGCCAGTGTAGCCTAGTGTTTTTTGCTGTTCGGCTGAAAGGATTTGGCTTTTCTGCTCTTGCGTTCTGTTTTCTATTGCAATCAAATCGGCAGATAGCTTCTCTGCGTTCTGTGTTCTAAGCTGATCATAGCGTTCTTGCGATAGGTTTAGCTCGTCGTTTGAAAGCTGGATCACTTCATTTCGGCGTTCAAACTGTAATCTTGCGCGCTCGGCAGGGTCAGCTTGTTGCACTTCGATAGATGCAAGCTGGCTGCTAAGCGAAGAGCGCAAGGCTTCTTGTTTCTTTAGCGCCTCTGTTTCGGCTTCAATCTTTTCGATACTGCCCTGCATAGCAAGCGCGCTGGCAATCTCTGCATCGGTTGCACCATTGAGGATTAATTCGCGTTTAAGCAACTCAGAATTGTTTAGAGTTAACGCAGCTAGTTGATCAGCTAGGTCAAGCTGTGTTCTTTGTATGGCTGTCGCTCTTTCAACTTCTAGCTTAGTTTGTCCATTTAGTATAGCATCGCGTTCTTTTAGTGTGTTATTGTTTTCTTCAATTACTGCTTTATTAGTCGCAATTACTCTGTTGAGGCGGTTCTGTTCTTCCTTGTACTCAATAATACCAATACGGCCTTTTTCATAACTAGAAATAAGCCTATCCAATTGGAAAACAGCTGTTTCGTAATCCCCTTTTGCTTCTCTTATTTCTTTTTTTAGCTTCTTCTGGTCTTCTGCCAAGTTTATTCGCAAAAGTTCTTTTTGCGCGTTGCCCAGTTCATCGAATTTATTGATCAGCTCTTCAATTTCTTCTCTAGTGTCAGCTGCCTGCCCTTCGGTGTCACTTAACGCAGTCAACAACGGCCCAGCCATAACACCAGCAGCAGCACCCACAAGGATACCAAGCGTGCCAAAACTAAGCAGCATATCAGGAAGCTGAATAGCTAAAGCGCCAAGGTAGTTGCCTGTTACAGCGCCTTGCTGTGCTACTTGGTTTAACTGAAATGATAGGTTACGAGACGCGCCCCCCATTCCATTGGTCGCTTTTTCTGCCTTGCCAGTCTGAATTGCCAAGGCTTGTGACTTGACGCTCGCGGCTGCAATAGAATTGGCGTATTCTTGGTTGG